CGAATGGCACTTCGACTTAGTTGGTATGCGCAATCTGGATTTTGATAATTGGCGTGCTTGTATGGACGTTTTGTCTTATCAAACGCTTAGCAGCCCTAATAGAGACGTCCATCACTACATCCCAGGTGGCAGCAGGGTTTTGCAAGAGCTTTGGAGTCGCTACGAATCAACGAGTAACTACATAGGTCGCAAATAAGGAGCAGTCTGATGTCTAAGTTATTTAAAGAAACTATGCAGACCATCGAGATAAGACTCACATCTGGCACCAAGATTAGACTAGTGCCAAGCATAGGTCATCGTGACGACATGGTGTTTTCTTATACCTCCGAAGATGTCGATGTCGCTTTTCACTTACCGGCCACCGCCGCTAATTATTACGTCCTAAGTAATCACATTAGCTTAGGGCGCTACTCTCAAGCGCTATCAGAAGCGGCATATAGGGACGCCGTTTCTGGCTACAAAAGATCACATTGCTGCATAGATACGCTCGAACTTACTGCATAGCGCTACTTGATAAATTAATACTCAAAATAACTAGGTAATACCATGACACGAATTAATGACAAAGTCGTAGACCGCCTGATATCGGACTACGGATTCAAAGTAAGTGGCGACTGGCTCCGTGAGGGCCGTTGCCCAGACTGCAATAAAAAATCACTATATACCCATTCGACTACGCCGCGCGTAGTTAAATGTGGTCGCTTAAACAAATGCGGGATGGAAGTCCATGTTAGAGATCTCTTTACCGACCTATTTACCGATTGGTCAGCCGCATACAAGCAGACTGATATAAACCCCAATGCTGCAGCGGATGCTTATTTAAATGAAGGACGCGGCCTAAGTATCCAATCAGTCAAAGGCAGTTACAGCCAAGAGCTATATCACAACCGCGAGCTCAACATATCCTCAGCAACCGTACGCTTTACCTTACCAAACGGCGGCTGGTGGGAGCGCATCATCGATAAGGCTGACAGATTCCCGCGCAAGGCAAATATAAAATATGGCTATAAGGTCAACGGCTACTGGTGGTGGCATCCGGCTAACACTCAGATGCCTAGCGAGATATGGATAACCGAAGGTATCTTTGACGCCATGGCGCTAGCCGAGCACGGTATTGATGCCGTTAGTAGCATCAGCTGCAGCAACTACCCAGAGCACAGCTTGCATGAATTAAAAAGCCAATACGTCAAGGCCAAACACACTCTACCAACCCTAATATGGGCGTTTGATAATGACAAGGCAGGCAAAGACGGTATACACCGGAATATAAAAGCCGCTGAAGATATGGGCTTCGAATGTAAAGCGGCGCAACCACCCTACGAGAAGCACCGTCAGCTAGACTGGAACGACTTGCACGAGATGAGCCGTTTGACGGCTGAGCATATCGAAACTTATCGTTATTATGGCGACATACTGACAGCTAAGTCCGCTATGGAGTCGGCTGTCATCATGTACATGCACACCAAGCGCAGTAGCTTCTATTTTGAATATAACTATCGCACCTTTTGGTTTGAACTAGACACTAAAGCGCTATCTAGCTGTATTGGTGTCGAAAAGCATCAAGTCGATGACTACTTAGATAGTGTTAGCGATATGACTGACCTTGACGAGTCTATGCCAGACTTTGTCAAAAACTCAAGTAAAGTGACCGAGGTTTGTAACGCTAAGATTGAAGCACTTTATTTTCAACGTAACGAGATTACAGATGAGTCCTGGTACTTCATGCGCGTGGCCACGGCCAAAGGCGATGTCACTACTACTATTACCGGCGACCAATTATCTAGTCCTTCTAAGTTCAAGCCGCGCCTACTATCCGTTTATGCCGGTGTGTTTTGGACGGGCGCTGCCGGTCAGCTCGATATCATCATGCGCCATCAGACCGAAGCGCTCAAAGAAGTCAAAACTACTGACTTTATCGGCTACAGCAAAGAGTTTGGCGCGTATATCTTCAATGATATCGCGGTACACAAAGGCAAAGCTGTCACCATCAATAATCAAGATTACTTCAAGTTAGGCCGTTTAGAAGTAAAGTCTTTAGCCAACTCTCCAAACGTACAGCTCAACACCAAAGATAAGCCCACCTTTGACTGGTGGACCAAGTTTAATAAAGTTCGCGGCGCTTATGGCACCGTTGTCATGGCATGGTGGCTTGGCACTTACTTTGCTGAGCAGATCCGCGCCATCGATCGCAGTTATCCTTTTTTTGAACTGGTGGGCCAAGCCGGTGCAGGTAAATCACGTCTTTTAGAGTTTCTTTGGCGCTTATCTGGCCGTGAAGACTATGAAGGCTTTGACCCAAGCAAAGCAACCTCAGTCGCTATCTATCGTGAGTTTGCTCAAGTATCCAACATGCCTATCGCGCTTATCGAAGGCGACCGTAACGATGAAGACGGTAAAAAGTCTTACTCAAAGTTTGAATGGGATCAGCTCAAAGATGCGTTTAACGGTCGTAGCATTCGTAGTCGCGGCGTTAAGAATAACGGCAATGATACCTACTCGCCACCGTTTCGCGCGGCGATTATGATTAGTCAAAACGAACCCATCCAAGCCTCTGAAGCTATGCTCACACGCTTACTGCATATCCGTCTAACCCGCGAAGGTCAAACGCTTGAGGGTAAACACATTGTTGATGAGCTCGACCGCATACCGTTAGAAGTCACTAGCCAATTTATGGCCAAAGCCATTCGCAATGAAGAGGCTATCTTAACGACTTATAAGAAAAAGGTTAGAGAATACGAGGTCTTTTATCATGCAGCCGGTATCACTCATACCCGTATCGCGCTCAACCATGCGCAGATAGCAGCGATGGTCGATTGCTTACATCAGCATGTACTCGAGGACGTCATGACTGAGGAGCAAGCTAAGTCGGCAAAAACCACCTTGATTGAAATGTCACATCAGCGCGTGGCCAGGCTATCCAGTGATCATCCTTTGGTCGAACAATTCTGGGAAATTTACGAATATCTCAATACTTTAGGCCAGTGTGAGATGAATCACTATACGGATAAAAAGCGTATTGCAATCAACTTGCCGAGATTTTACAAGATAGCGCAGCAAGAAGGTCAGCGGCTACCAGATCAAACAGAGATGAAGCGATTACTAAAGTCTAGTCAGAAAAATAAATTTATAGATTCTAATGTCGCGGTATCGAGCGCCGTCTTTGGCAGTAAAACGGTGAAGTGCTGGGTCTTTGAAAATGGTATGGAGGGTTGATTTTGAATAAGAATAATAAGACTAACGGACTTTTTCCGCATGAGTTAATCATAGATAACTTCGCAGGCGGCGGCGGTACAAGCACTGGCCTTGAAGCCGCGTTTGGTCGCCCGGTTGACATAGCAATCAATCACGATCCCGAGGCATTGGCTATGCACCGTATTAACCATCCTGATACTAAACACTACTGCGAGTCAGTGTGGGATATTAATCCAAAAGATGTAACGGGTAATCAACCAGTCGGCTTAGTTTGGCTCTCGCCTGATTGTAAGCATTTCTCAAAAGCAAAAGGTAATGTGCCCGTAGAAAAAAAGATACGTGGACTCGCTTGGGTTGCACTTAAGTGGGCTGCTGATTCTCGTCCACGTGTGATTATGCTCGAAAATGTCGAAGAGTTTAAAACATGGGGTCCTATTGGTGACGATGGTAAACCTTGCAAAGATCGTAAAGGACAAACTTTTAAATCATTCGTTAATGCGCTACGCCGTCAAGGTTATGCCGTTGAGTATCGTGAGCTAAGAGCATGTGATTACGGTACACCGACAATACGCAAGCGTTTCTTTTTGATCGCGCGTCGTGATGGACTGCCAATTGTATGGCCCAAACCTACACATGGCGATCCAAAATCTATTGAAGTTAAAAAAGGCAAGCTCAAACCTTGGCGAACCGCTGCTGAGTGTATCGACTGGTCAATACCTACACCATCTATTTTTGATACGTCTGAGCAGATAAAAAAGCAATACGGCATACGCGCTATTCGCCCATTATCTGAAAACACTTGTAAGCGCATAGCTGCTGGTGTAATGCGCTATGTCGTCAATAATCCAGCGCCTTTCATTGTTAAGTCTAATCATACCGCTAGTTATTACAACTGCTTTAGAGGGCAGCAACTAAGCAATCCATTGCAAACCGTTACGCAAGTACCAGGCTTTGCTTTAGTGTCACCAGTTATAACTAAACATCGAGGTACCAACATCGGTAACGGTATTACTGAACCGTTGCATACGATTACAGCCGGCGGCAATCATTTTGGATTAACCGCTCCTGTGTTGACTGAGTGCGCCAACACATCATCACCGCGCTGTATGCCAGCAAATGAGCCACTACGCACAATATGCGCGCAAATTAAAGGTGGTCATCATGCGCTGATAGCTCCCTTCATTGCTAAGAACTATACAGGTGTTATTGGTAGCGACATTGCTGAGCCACTTCATACGGTTACGGCCACCGATCATAATAGTCTAGTATCTGCCTTTCTAACCGCCTATTACGGCAATGAAAAGAACGGCCAGTCTGTCAAAGAGCCTATCCGTACTATCGTCAGTAAAGATCGTTTTGGGCTGGTCACAGTTGAGGGTGTTGACTATCAGATAGTAGATATTGGCTTTCGCATGTTGCAGCCGCGCGAGTTATTTAGAGCGCAGGGTTTTGATGACAGCTACATCATTGACAAAGGCATAGATGAGCACGGTAAAAAGATCAGACTAACTAAGACAGCCAAGACGCGCATGGTCGGTAATTCTGTTTGTCCTCCCCTCGCTAAAGCCTTAGTAATAGCCAACTTTAAACACGAAAACGAATATCAGGAAGCAATCTAATGACTGGATTAATAGAAATCCCTAGACGCAATGGCAAATCAACGCTATTCAAAAGAATGACAGCCGTTGACCCAAGCGCTAAAGATTTAACTCAAGATATCTTCAAAGGACAACCTAAAAAACTTAAGTATGCAGTCGTAGACCTTGAAGGCAAAGCCAGGCTTTTCATAAACAAGCCAAGATTAACAGGTGCTTATAGCAATATAGGTATGGATGTTTGGGTAGCAACTCACATGGCTAAAAAGGACACTGCCGAATTTAGAAAGAAATACGGGCGCGGTGTCGTCGTTGGCGAGGGCTTTGCATGTGAAATCTATACAAAGTCTGAGCTTAACTGCATCTTAAGACGCGAGGTAGCCTGACATGAAACTAATCCGCGCCCTATTCCCTTACGATCGGCAAAGTCCCTTGCATTGGATAACCTTCGACACCGAATCTGGCCAAATGATTGACTGCTCAATGCACCCGACCCATAAGCAGCGCGAACTTTATCAAGGCAAGCGTTATGAAATCAGAGGCGACAAAATCATCATGCGCTGTGAAGTCGAAGTTTATCAAGAGCGCAAATTCGTATCACTTACTGAAATAAAGATTGGAGAAAGCAATGTTTAAAATTGAAATTGAAGAAGAAAACTACATCGAATGCCCAAATTGTAGAAATGAAATCCTACCATCAGAGCTTGTTGAGTTTGGTCAACTTTCTGAAAACAAAACCCTATTCGGTGAACCTCAAAATATAGTTTGTGAAGAGTGCAAAGAAATACTTTCTGTAGAGGTGACTACATTTGCATCAGCTGAAATTAAACTTATAGAAAAGGTGGAATAAAATGTCAGGCGATAACTACTTAAAACAATTAGCTCATGCGTATGCAGCACACGCCCAAAAGATTGCGCCGTTTGAGTTTAAAGGACAAAACAGCATTCCCCATAACCCAAAGAACAATCGTAAGACTAAATCAAAAGGTAAAAAGTAATGAGTTACAACTTTGAAATACCAATAGATTTCGTTTTCTTTTTATTTTTTGCTCTTGGTTTTGTTGTAGGTTTTGCAACGTTTTATATGATTGTGGACTACGCAAGAATGCGAGCTGAAAAGGCAGAAAAATATAACTGCATGGGCATAAGGAAACCAATGCCAGGCGTACCAGTACCACCAAAACCTAAAAAATAAGGATTAAAACAATGGCAGACGACATAGACAGAGCAAACGATATTGCTCAAGAGAGTTTAGAGCGCTCACTGGCCAAAGCCGCAAAGTTCAGCGAACCATCTTATTCTGAATGCTTAGATTGTGGTGAAGACATCCCCTACCAACGGCAACAGCTTGGCGGCGTCAAGTACTGCATTGACTGCCAGACCGTTTTAGAAAGGAGACGCTAATGATAAAGTCAATCTTTTGGATGCTGATAGCCTCTTTTATCTCGTATAACGTAGGCAGCGTCATAGCTCACAACATAGTTAAGACGGAATGCCAGCGCTTAGGTAAGTTCTACGTTGGCCAAACGGTGTATGACTGTAAAAGAAGCCAGTAAAAATACCTAAAAGTTACCTATTAAAGGTAATTAATAATATAAATCAAATCAATATCATAAAAAGAGATAATAGATAAATTACTTCTATTACCTCTTTTTTTACTACCGTAGTATTACCGCTCGTTTACCGTAGCGAAGTTAAGTTATAACCTCACTTTTGACCTGAAATCAAAGGATAAACCATGTCAGCAGGCATAGAACCTCTCAAAACCAGCATTCGGATTTGGTGGCGCGATGAACACGGCAATCGCGACCGCGAAACCCTTTATGACACTCCGCCCACTGATACCAATCTGGCCAAAGCAAACGCCATAGCCCAATCGATTGACACTCAAATTAAAATGGGCACGTTTGACCGCGATCAAACCTTTCCGCATTCTCCTAAGCGCAAAACCTCTTACTTTGGCTACTATATAAACCAATGGCGCACCACAGAGGCCTCATTAGTATCGCCAACGTCCTGGACAACCTATCTAAGCAAAGTAGAAAACCACATCGCGGACCATTGGACGCACAAACAGATAGCTAAGATCCGCGTAGAAGACGTCGAAGCATGGGTTTATGGCGACTTGGTAAAACAGAAACAGCTTAGCTCAAACACGATTAAAGAGATATTAGGACTATGGCGCAAGATTTACGGCTACTGGTCACGGCACCAAGCGCAAGTAAATGACCCATCTCAGTACATCAAGCTTAACTTTAACGATCCAGACGACATATACCCCTTTGATAAAAGCGAAATAAGTCTCATTACACAATCAGAAAAGGACCAGGCGCGGCGCAATCTATGGACAGTCATGCTCTGGTCAGGATTATCATCGCATGAGCTGCTACCATTGGCCATAGAGGACCTAGACTTAAATAACGGCTATGCTTATATCAAGCGCGGCGTAGTAAAAGGCAAATATCGCGTCACAAAGAACAGACGGCGTAAGCGACAAGTCGAACTACTGCCCGTAGTAATCGAAGCGCTACGCAGTCAACTGGATCTAATCAAAGATAACCCAGCGCAGACCGTTATGATTACTGAGCGCGATCATCGTACCGAACGAGCACATACATTACAGTTTCTTTGGCATAATCCGAATACTGGTACCCATCACACTTATGAGCAGCTGCGCCACCAATGGCGCGATTACCTCGAGAGTATCAATATAGACTATCGACCGCTTAATAACGGCCGTCACACTTATGCAAGCCAAGTCCTTTCGACTGGCGTCGTCTCAGCTGAGTGGTTGGCCAAACAGCTAGGCCATAGTAATACCGATATGATCCACAAGCACTATGGCAAATTCATACCGCAAGATTCTGGCCACATAATAAGACTACTCAGCAAAGCCCTCGACCTATAACCCAGCCCACGACACAATAAAAAGGGTTTCTAACGTTAATTCGCTAGAAACCCTTTATTTATGGGCGTTCACAACATATTTATCATGGTTTTGTCATAAAACCCAACCCATAACCCTGCCCACGCCACCAAGCTAGCACTATTCTTTAGGCATTAAAAAAGCCTACACAAGGTAGGCTCTGTAAGGGTTTCAGCATATTCAGCTATTACCCGATATTTGGCGGAGACGGAGAGATTCGAAACCTCCAAATATGCTAGCCTCTGCAGCGCTTTAGGTTTAAAACCCTTAATGCATAACGGTTACAGCTCTAGTAGTCGGTAAGATAGGTTAATTATATCAGCCCATGAGTAGCCCACATACTATATATAAATCTCTACAGATATATCTACGGAGTATATCTAGCTTTTTTCTGTATATATTCTAGGTAGTCAAATAAAAAGGTAATAAAGGTAATAATTATTATATTATTCTCTATAATCCTTTATCTGTATAGCCTGTAGCGATTTATCAAAAGGTAATAAAAAGGTAATATATAAGTAATAAGTTACCTTAATAAAAAGTAATATCTACTATATTATAAGTATATGTTTTTATTATAATTTCTAAAAAGTTGCCTTTTTTATTACCTCTTATTACCTTTTAGAGGTAATAATATTTGCTATTAATATCAATAACTTACAACCAATATTATCAATTATTACCTTTATTACCTTTTCTTTGTGCCGTCACCATATTCTAAGGCCTTAATTCTGCTGCATAACCCGCATCATAGCGCATTATTATGCATCACCGTTATATCTATCTATTGTTGAACCACGGGCTTTCTAGGGGGCTTGTGATGCATCAAAATAAAGACATTAAGTATCCAAAGCTCGGGCGGGAGGGAGCGATTTTTGCCATGGTAAAGTGACAAAAAAAGGCCACTCAATATGAGTGGCCTTTTAGTATTAATTATAATTATTTTTCAGGTTTAGTTAGCTCGTAGTCATTGAATGAGATAATAATCTCACCGACCTGCTCATTGATATCGAGCAGCATATTTTGTAGCGTGAGTATCTCATGCCAGTAGAATACCTCGGCTGCTTTCTTGGCGTCACCAAAGCCGCCTGCGTTATTCGGTACCACTCCCATTAATTGCGGCGGTACTCGGTGACCAGCTAAAGTATCATCGCGTGAGGCTATTTTGATATTAGCAAACTCATCTTTGGCGGCGACCTCTGCTAGGGGGATGACTTTTACGCCGTCGGTTTTGCCATTGGGTGTGTACATAAATAGGTTTTTAAAATTACCTGCACCCTTCGACTCTCTTACTGCATCCTCCAAGTCGTCAACATCTTCCTGTGTCGATAGCGGATCTGAGACATGCAAAATATAACCGGCATGGGCACCGTTCTTATAATAGCGGCGGCGGAATAATGTTGCTGCTTCATTCAAAGTAATAGCATTAACACTGCTTAGATAATCTGGCACACCGTATATTTCTTGATTGATGTCTGGATTGTACACATGAATGATTTGCTCATTGTATTCAATCGATGCGCCTTGACGATAATCAACATGACGATAGCTATCACCTTGTATTGATTTGCGCGTATGCCGCGCTAGTTTGGGGCGTAGCTGCAGTATGCCACCTAATCTATTGCGGACTACTTGCACGTAAGCATTATCAAATACTAATAAGTTAATCACTAGACTGATAAAGGCTTGGCGGCTTAGCTTTGGGTGTGGCCGGTATAAACTGGCCAATACATTCCGCTTGGTAATCAACGCGCTAGTGTGATGACTGGTCGCATGATAGAGTTTGGCCACCGCATCAATATCGTACGGATATTCATAATGATGCTGATACATGGGACAGTACTCATACTCAAACATACCGCGCCCGTCAAGCACTGGCTCTGGGTCACCAAAGCTGTGCATGATTATCTTTTTACCAGTATTATCTGGCGCTACTGTTTCCGTCATCTGTGTACTCCTATTCGTGATTTGTTGACGCCATCATTAATCTGATCTGTACTAGCAAGTGGCGCTTTTTCTAGCGCGTTCATGATTGCCCATGCGACATCGCTGTGGCCAGTTTCTTTTGATCGACTGCTAACAAACGTCATCTGACGCTGACTGCCAGTCAGTGCTTGTTTAATAGCTATAAAGGCTTTGGCAATATCAATACTGCCAGCGTCGAAGTGTAATTTGCGGCGCGTGAACAACTCTTTTGCTCTCAGCGCCATGCGAGTTTTACTCTCTACGCTGTAGTTAATAGCTGTATAATTAGGAAAGAATTTTTTAACGTGTTCAGCAACTGATATACCTGCGCCAGTGGTATCAATGCCTAGAAACTCTACATCATAACGCTCACAAATCTTCTTGATATGCTGCGCTTGGACGTGGGGCGGCATATGGTCAAGATGGATGCGCTCAAGCACGCGGTATGGTTGACCTTCTTTTTCTGGTGGTGCGATGACTGCTAGCGCTGGCCTATCTCCAGTAAAACTTGGGTCATAACCGACCCATACTGGCTTAGCAAACTTCTTGCTACCCATTGGGGTAAAGTCATCCCATATCTGCCAACTGTCTACCATGTTTGGTTGCAGTACTGACAACGGAAAGTAGCTATTGCTATCGTCAAGAAAGACACACATGAACAGATTTGCAAAGCGTTCAGGCGTGTATTCTAGTAGCAGCTGCGCAATATCAAGCTTGTCAAATCCGCCGCGAATCGCATCTTTGATAGTAACGATTAATCGCCATTTACCATCATCACAATAGCGGCCAGACTTTAAAGCGCTGTGCGAGGTATCAATATCTTTTTTATTGACGCCATCCTTACCCGTCCAAAAAGCATAAGCTTCATGCAAGACGCTGCTTGGTGTCGATAGATAGACTTGCTGAAAATGACTTTGAGATGCCATTCCAGATGCGACCGCACGAAACTCTTTGAACTTACGAATCCAAAAGAACTCATCCATAATGACGTCGCCATGACGTCCTTGCGCTGTCAGCGCATTGGTTCCCATGTAATACAAACTAACTTGCGTATTGTCTTCAAGCGATAATACGATTGGCTCCCCGCCAATATTTCGACCCAGCACCTCAAATACAAATGCTTTGATGTATTCGATGAACTGGTAAGCCTGCGCCTTACTTGCTGATAAAAATATCTTATTCTTTTTGGTACGTAACGCGTTAATCAGCGCCCAAATTGCGATGACATAGGTAGCACCAATCTGCCTTGACTTGAGCATCATAAAGATACGTGCAGCGCGATGCTTTTTATTACCGTCCAGTATTTCGACCCAGCGCTGTTGAAACTTATACGGCTGTATCAGTAGTTTAAAAGCGTCCTCGAGCGCGTCGATTTCTTCTTCAGTAAATAAGTTTTTGACTGCAGGTTTACGATCTTCTTTGTAGCGTTTAGATAAGTTTGGATTTAATTCAGCCCCATTGCCCCCTTCGTTATAGCGCTTTATTTTTGCCGTTCGCTCTAGCTGCTTCATAAAGAAGTCATACTCTTTATATTCAGCATTACCCTTATTTTTCATACCTATTAATGCAAGCATTCTCGCTTGCATAGCCGCTTCTACATTCTCAAAAATACTAGCACGCACCCACGCATCACGCTTTTTCCAACTAGCGACAGTTGGGCGCTTTTCATTTAATTCTTTTGATATTTGAGTGACGCTCAGTCCTTGCGCATAAAGCAAGCGAGCGCGTTCGCGGTTGTCAGTTTTGACGCCGTCTGATGTGTCTATTTTTTTAGTAGTCATAAGGCTATAGCTTATAGCTCACCGCCCTTGCGACCACTCGGTTTTTGACCGTAAATAGCGCTTACGGATAACATTCGGTTGCCCGTAGGCCGTGTTACACGACAAACTAAAGCCTATTTAAAGATATCAAATTCATATTATCCAACTTTAATAACTGAGGTTACCTATGCCTGATTCAGCCTTACCTGGTAAACGAGTCGTTAAACGCTTTCGCGTCGCCCGTGAGGGTCAGACTGTTGACGGCCGCACGCTATCGCAAGAACAAATTATTGATATGTCAGAAACATACGATCCGGTCGAATATACGGCGCGTATTAATTGTGAGCACATGAGTGATTATTGGTCAGGACTTCACGGCCGTAATAATGACGGCGCTTTAGGTGACATCATTAAAGTTGATCATGCTGTAGAGACATTCGTTCAGAACGGATCTAATGTTCAGCTAATGTGCTTATATGCCACTTTGTCAGTACTCCCTACGTTGGTCGATGCCAATAAAGAAGGTAAGAAGATTTTTACCTCTATCGAGTTTTATCCCAAATTCGCTGATACCGGACGCGCGTACTTAGTGGGTCTAGCTGTGACTGATAGGCCGGCTTCAAGAGGTACAGAGCCGCTAAAGTTCAGTACCAAAGACAATGCGCTTCGCACCAACCCAAATGATCAAGAGCTTATTCTTATGACTAAAGATAAAACAACAACCGCACATGACGATCAAAAAATTGAGCAGCCCGCGCCACCAGTAGACGATACTCAAGAGCTTAATAATAAATCTAATGAAGATGGGTTTTTGCAAAAGCTATCGAGTATGTTCGCATCTAAAAAATCAGGTATGAGTCAACAAGAGCAAGATCTTGTGCTTGAGTCGTTTAGCCAAGTTAACCAAAAAGCGGACAAAGCAATTGAAGAAAACAAGTCGCTCAAAACTGAGTTATCTGAGTTAAAGACCGAGTTTGAATCTTTAAAGACTCAGCTGTCATCTGAGCCTGCAGTTAATCTTACGAACACGCCTCCGAACCCTGGTACCGGTGGACAGCTGACAGCGTTTTAATTAGCGCTAGCACACTAATTTTATTTTAAATAAGGACGACTATGTACGTTTTAGATGATGTAACCGCGCTTGCGTTGCAAGATTACAAAAAGCAAGTAGCGCGAGTAAATGGTAGTGAGAACTTTGCGGCACCGTTTACTGTTGCTGCAGCCGCTGAACAAAAAATGATTGAGGCGTATCAAGAAGCAACCGACTTTTTGAAACGCATTAACGTTCAGCCTGTAAAGCAAGCTCATGGCCAAAAGTTAGCGCTTGGCAATGGTCGTACTGTTGCTAGTACTACTGATACTCGTGTCCAACCGCGCCGACCCACTCATCTTGGTGATGTGGAAGGCGTTGATGACTATTTATGTACTCACACTGATTACGATATTGCTTACGACTACGATGTTATTGACAACTGGGGCCATCTTCCTGATTTTCAGTTGCGCATGGCGAACATGGGCATCAAGTCAGTCGCTCAAGATAAGCAGCGCATTGGATTCAATGGCACCCACCGCGCCAAGACTTCTAACAAGTCGCTTTACCCCAAGTTGCAGGACGTCAATATTGGTTGGTTGGAAAAGATTCGCGGTTATAGCCCAGAGCGTCATATTGACGGTATTTCGATTGGCTCGGCGCAAGAATTTAAGAATATTGATGCGCTGGTGGAAATGGCGATTAATGAATTAATCGGTGAAGAGTTTCAAGACGCCGACGACTTAGTCGTAATTACCAATCGCAACATGGTGTCTGATAAATACATCTCTTTAATCAACCGCGATCAATCTGCGACTGATCAGACAGCTGCAAACGCGCTCTATCAGAAAAAGCAATTAGGCACGCTTCCTGTAGACACCCCAGCGTTTTTCATCCCTGGTGCCATCCTAATCACCAGTTATGACAACCTATCTATCTATCAGCAGCGCGGTACATTACGTCGTCATCTACGCGATGAACCCGAATGGAATCGTACTACGGATTACCAGTCAGTCAATGAGTGCTACGTGGTGCAGGATTATCGTAAAGCTGCTCTTATTGAAAACATTGTCTTGGAGGATTAAATGAAAAGTAATTCTTTACGCGCTCACTTTATTAAAACCCAGGCTGCTAACAAAGCAGCTCGGGCTAATGCGGACCCGCGGCTATCAGCTCAGGTATTAGGCCGCCGCACCGGTACAACGATGGTCAGTCAGTCAACGCCAGTTTCTGATGCGCCATTCAATGATGACGAAAATCCTGATACCGGTAGTAATATCGAGCTCAAGTTTTGGAACGATGACCAGCAACTTTCGAACATTCAATCTATTAGCCATAAGACGGAGTTAAAAAAGGAATTCTTACCTTTTTACATTCCTTGGATTGAAGGGACGATCGCTGAGGGCGTCGGTAGCCAAGACGATATGCTAGTTAAGCTGATGGTCTGGTGCTTAGACACGCATGATTTTAAAACCGCCGTTGATATCGCTGCTTATGCTCTGCTTAATGATTTTGTTATGCCGGAGCCGTTTACTCGTGATGTAGCGACTGTATTTGTAGAACAATTAGCAGATGAGATGCTGTCTTTTGACAAAGACACTGATGTCTCTGTACACGCTGACTTAGTTCAACGCGCTATCGAAGTCACTACGTCTCAAGATATGCCAGATCAAGTCCGCGCTAAACTCTACCGCGTATTTGGCGATAGCTTAAAAGATGCTAAGCCAGACGATGCCATCAATGCTTATAAGATTGCTATTAAGCTTGATGACAAAGTCGGCTGCAAAAAAGACCTCGCTCAGCTTGAAAAAGCTGGGGAGTAACGACCCCACCCGGGAAGCGGCTCACTGCGCCAATGTTGTTTGCTGATCGCATCACAGCAGCGGCAAAGTGACCACCGCTTTTTAATTTGCAGGTAACGCTATGTTGATCAATCAGCAAGTCCAGGCACAAAACGCCCCAAACTACTACGCGCACTTACCTTCTGTGAGTACAGACGATATGGTGCAGCTGATGCGGATTGATAAGACGCTGGGCTCTGATCGTATTGTAGGTTATATCAATGACGCTTACGACACGGTCAATGGCGAATTACCTGCCTCCTTTTTTAGCTTGCTTACTCTACAGCGTCATCTATCTGAAAAGCGTATTCTCTCCAGTATTTTTGAGCGGACCTATAGACGCGCTGTAATGAATGAAGCTGCGGCGCTTATCGCTGATAACTATGTCGATTACGATACCACTAGCCAAGGCGCTATCAGTGGAGACGTGCAGCTGACAAAGTCAGATCGCCTGCGCCGTATCGTTAGTCACTGCATAGCAGATATGACGGGGCGTAGGCGCAATCGCGTGACACTCTTATGACATCTAATAAGTATCAACGCACTATACGTGCTATCCAAAACGACACATTAGACGCTATCGCGTATCGTATTTATGCTGAACGTTCAAGAGATATGCTACCTCAGATTATCGATAGTAACCCTAGTTATGCGCCGCAAGCCGTATTGCCTATTGGCGCCATTATCACACTACCAGACAATAATGCTATCGCCGCTGCACCATCTATAAAACTATGGGATTAATATGAAAAAAAGAACCACAAGAAAAACATGGCTACTACGTATCGGCTGTGCGTCTGGGTGGTTAGCCGCCGCACTGATTTGGTTAATGATTACTATGTTTGATGCTAAAGCCGATACGACTATTGCTACTGCGCTTCCCTTTATTACTCCGTCCATGCTGCTTGCGACGATCGTTGGTGCTATCGGTAGTTACCTTGCATTTGGTGAAGATAAAAAGTTTCCGCCGTCTGCTACTAGCTTCGGTCATGTCCTACTAGGGTTTGGTACCGGGCTATTTTTTACTAGAGGTAGTCTTGAATTGATGGGCCATATTGACAGTAGTGATGACGTGGTATTGCTTGTCAGCTTTTTATGGGCATGCGGCGGCTACTTCTTTTTACGACTGGTTATCTCTGTCGTTAACTCTGAAAAGATGGCTGAGCTGCTACCAGACTGGATCGCGCGTTTACTTGGAGTCGATAAACGATGATTACTTTTAACCTTGTACTGATGATCGTTACGTCAGCGCTGCTGCTTGTTATGCTGATCCGCACTCGATGCTATGACAGTATCGGTTGGTGGGCTTTTAGAATGTTGTCCTGCTACTCCTTAGTTTGTTTTGTTTACCTGGCCTACGATACAAATATCGCCGGCAACGAGTTGGAGCTGAAATACTTATTTGTGCGCGTTGGGTTTTTTACACTAGTAGCTGCAATGGTATTATCTTGGCGTCTAATAGCTGCAGATAATGACAGTAAGCGCAAGCATGATTTTAATATGCGTCTAAAAGATATTTTTAGACTCGGAGAATAAGATGAGTAATAACGCTGTTTTTGATGAAGCCTTTGACCGTCTGATGGTAAACGAGGGCGGTTATGTTAATCATCCTAACGATCCGGGCGGTGAAACGATGTATGGTGTCACCAAGCGCGTGGCCGTTGCTCATGGTTATTATGGTGATATGCGTCATCTATCAAAATCATTTGCCAAAAAAGTCGCTAAAAAATCATATTGGGACGCAGCTCACTGCGATGAATATGATCCTATTGTCGCCGCGCAGGTGTTTGATGCTGCTTATAATCACGGGCCTCGTAATGCTATTAAGTTTTTGCAGCGTGCAGCTGGTGTTGATGATGATGGGATAGTCGGCCCTATTACTATTGCTAATGTGAACCGTCTGAGTCCCAATTCTGTTGTGCTTAAATTCTTGGCTACTCGCTTAAGATTCTTTACTAATTTGCGCACATGGGGCACGTTTGGGAAAGGTTGGTCGCGTCGTATTGTTGAGCAACTACAAGCTGCAGCGGATGCATTGGAATGAAATATCTTCAGCAACTAAAAGATAATCTGCTTACTAAGTTTGCAGCGCAACTGACTAGCGATAAGGTGCATCTTTTTTTGGTGAATGGTGAGCTACCGTCAAACAAAGGCGACATTAACTATATCGCACGGTTTTTATTTATCGATTGTCGTGATGGCGATCCTTTTAGCTTGATAACTTACATTCGCAAATGGTTTGAGTCGCAAGGTTATCCGGTACCAGATTTGAATTTTGATTGTGAAGTTATCGATGCTGAAACTTATGATTTGACTATTGATATCGGTTTGATGGACAAGCTCGTTATTAGTGAAGATGGCAGCTACGATCAATGTCCGCCTAAAGTTTGGTCTGAGGCTCTTGGTGACTTTGTGACCAAAGATATTGCTGACGCGGTCGGACTATGAGTGATAATTTTGACGAATTAGCACCGTGGCTTGAGCGTATAAATCAGCAGCTCGACGCAAATCAAAAGCGCAAACTTAACCGGCGTATCTCTACTAAGATGCGCACAGCTTGGAAGCGTCGCATTAAGGCGCAAAAAGATCCGGATGGTCGAAAATTTACCCCGCGTAAGCGTGACCAAGCCGGAAGCATTAGACGCGGTGCGATGTTTAAGCGCTTACCTAAAATGCTAAAAACAGCGTACAGCAGCCGCCATGCTGAGATTGGTTTTAGCGGCCGTACCGCCGAGGTTATGAAAGTGCATCAGTTTGGCCAAACGATTAAGCCAAATGAAAACTCAAAGCCCACTCGCTACGCGGTCCGTGAAACTATTGGTTGGTCAGATGATGATAAGAAGCTGATCATTAATGAGATTAAAGATTTTTTATTGGAGAGTTAAAATGTTTGTTTTTATAAAAATGAAAGATGAGTTAATCAACTTAAGCAGTATAAGCCGTATAAAATTAGGTAGTAAGTCCATTGAGATTTGGTTATCTAACTCGATTGACGTTAATATCTACAATTATTCTTCAGATATTGATGCCCATGAAGCTTACGAAAAAATTGTAAATGATATGCAAGAAATGAAGTTGCTCGCGTAAACCCCTTTCCTCTACCCCGCCATCGTGCGGGGCTTTTTATATCCGCAAATCACACTTACGGATAGTTATTAGATGCATGCGTTATAAGTCTCATACAGACTATAGCTATGAATGCAGAAGACCAACGACGCTTACATAATATCTTGACCATCGGCACAGTCACTGAGATTGATGCCGATCAAGCTTTGATGCGTCTGGCCGTTGGTGATAACGAAACCGACTGGATAAATATCCCTGCCATAGCAGCCGGCTCAATTAGCGCTTGGCGCTGTCCGAGTATCGGTGAACAGTATTTATTAGGTTCGCCTAGCGGTGAATTAGCGAATGCCATACCTATTATTAGCATTTACAGTGATCAACATCCAAGTCCGAGTACCAATCCTAATGAAATCCGCATCCGCTATAACGACACTGACTTTTGCAGTATTGATGTGGTTAAAAGCCAACTCACAATGCATATCAGTAAAGTTACCAATCAAGCAGCCACTAGCATGGTATTTGATACGCCTATAGCGTCAGTGACTGGCGACTTAAAAGTCGAGGGTTCTATTGATTGCGCTAAGTCAATTACAGCAGCTGATGAAGTTACCGCTTCCGGTATTAAACTTACTAAGCATACGCATAGCGGTGTGCAATCTGGCGGATCAAGCACGGGGCAGCCACAATGATGATGAATGCTACCGGCATGTCACGCACAAATGGTCAATTACTCGATCAAGATAAACATCTGCGTCAGTCAATACATGACATTTTGACTACGCCATTGGGTACCAGATTAATGCGCCGCGAATATGGCAGTCTTTTACCCTTCTTAATCGACGCTCCTGCAAATGACGCTACGCGGTTGAAAATTATGGCGGCCACGGCCACCGCACTTATCCGCTGGGAGCCGAGGATTAAAGTTAGCAAGGTCAGCTTGTCTCTAATTAACGATGGCATTAATAGCGGTTGGAATACATTGATTGAAATGCGCCGCGCTGATAATTCAACGTTGACTACCTCATTGTCACTAGTGCGAGGTGCTACATGAACAGTGTATTTACCGCGATTAATCTACAAGGCTTACCGCCGCCAAACCTAATCAAACCAATCGCCCCTGAAGTTGAGCTTGCCGAGATTAGAGCTGAGTTTGCTGCCAAGTTTCCGCAAAACCACCCTATACACGAAGCGTTGGCGTTAGAGTCAGAGCCGGTTAATAAAATTTTAGAAGTTTTAGCATATCGCTATAGCTTGAAAGTCAGCGAAATTAATCGTACCGCGCGTAGCTTGATGCTTGCTTATGCCAATGGCGCCGATCTAGATCATATCGGTGTGACTTATTACCGCGTACAGCGCAAAGTTTTACAGTTTGAAAACTTAACGACTAATCCAGTTACGCCTGAGATATTAGAAGATGATACCGCTTATCGTGACCGCTTAGCTTTATCAGTAGAAGCTGAAACCAAAGCCGGTAGCGCAGGTGCTTATTTATTCCACGCCTTGTCTGCCAGTTCTGAAGTGTTTAATGCAACCGTGGATAGCCCAGCGCCTACTGA